TAATTTCTGGGTACGTTTTGAAACTAGTTCAGGTTTTTCGCCTACTGTAGCATAAGTAGGCTTGCTGAGGTAGTTTTGCTCTCCCTCAAACATACTAGCGATTCCGCCGCCGATTCCGCCGATAACACCGCCGACCACCGTGCCGACGCCGGGGAGGATGGCTGAGCCCACCATTGCGCCGCCGAGAGCGGCGGAACCTGCGCCGACGGCGACACCGGTCTTTTTCCAGCCTTTCTTATACATTTCTCTACCAACCCCGACACCGGCGGCGGCGATGGTCAATCCGCCTAGGCCTTTAGCAAATCTCCCAACCATGCTGGCTTGTTTGCTTGCAGCGGCGCCTATTTTATTAATTCCGCCTGCTGCTGCGGGCGCTGTTCCTCCTACACTGGTGAATAGATTGCCAATTCCCTTTAAAGTTCCAGCTAAAAGCACAAGACCGCCTATAACGGCGCCGCCTGAAGCCAATAAAGGCCCGAACGCACCGAGACTACCTATAAGATCGTTAGCCCATTTTTTTACTTTTTCGATTCCATCAGCGACCCATTGCAAACTCTTGGCTAAATTATCTTGAGCAATTGCAAGACTCTCAGTGCTGGTTTCTCCATTTTTTTGGCCATCTTGTAATTGCTTCGAAGCGTCAGTAACGCTATATGTCTCTGACGCTATTTTTTCCAACTCTTCAACACTGATACCGCCAAATTGCTTTATTTGCTGTTCTGTGAGTCCAATGCTTTCCTTTAAAGACCTCATTTGGGCAAAACTTAGTTTATCCATCTGAATGCCGTTAGCTTCCATTTCTTTTCGCAATTTAAGGAAACCCTTTAAAGGCCCTTCTTCCATAACCGTATCCATTAATTCTAAACCATCAATTGTTGATCCAAACACAGCATTCATTTTTGTAGCAGCCGTTAATGCACCTTCAAATGTAGTAAACTTTTCCATAGAACTGATCATGCTGTCCATTGATATTCCGGTTTGTTGCTGAACTTTGGCCAGTCGTAAGAATTCATTTTCTACGTCTGGAAGTCCAAATTTGGCTAAATTATTGCTTTGTGAGGCAAAATCTGCCATGGCCTTGCTAACATCTAGTTTCATCGTTTTTGCAGCCACAGCCATGCTAGCCGTCATTTTATTAGCGGCAGCTGGAGTTTTACCAAAGATCTGCACAAGATTGTTCACCGCTGCACCACTCGTAGTTGCAGCTACTCCTAATCTTCTTTCAAGAGTTTTTGATAATTCTATTGTCGCGCCCTGATCTTTTTTGGACATCTCGCGATAAGCGTTGGATGCCTTGAAGAGTTCTTGATGTGTTTTCATCATTTCAGCGCGAGTAAAACGAGTTGCATCTGATAGACCGGTCATACGACTCTGAAATTCACTTAATTCGTCCGCAGACAAGACGCCAACCTGTCGCGATATTAAACGAGATTGATCGTAAAACTCCTTCCCTTTTTTTAGTGTAGCCATAATGCCGTAGGTTTGCTTTACCTGATCTGCTGCCTTTTTAAACCCTTCTGCTACTTTAAGCGCCGCAGAGCCCATCAAATTAGTTGCTGTTAAATTTTCTTTAAGGCGTGCCTGCATCATCTTGAGACTTCTGCGAGGATTCTTTAAAGCTTCGCCCATCTCCTTCGAAGCCCTAGTAACACCAAACATTCTTCGTAACAATTGATTGGCCGCGGCATCTGCTGCAGATATTCCTTTGTTGAGCTTGTCCGCTGCTTCTGCACTACCTTCAAGTGCTTTTATCAATTGCTTTTGTCTTTCTATTAATTTTTCTTTAGTTTCAAGGCCTTCTTTGAAAAGGCCTAGTTGTTTAAGTTCTTCCTCAGTGGCAACTTCAAGCACACTTAGTTGTGTTCGGCGCGCCTTTAAAAGATCTGCGTTGATCGCAAGCGCTTGCTCTTTGCTGTCTAACAGCTTCTTCTGTTCTTCAGTAAGGCGCTCATTTAAGCGAAGCTGGTCTTCAAGGAACTCCGCTTGGGTCCTCCTTAGTTCTTTTAATATTTTATTCTGATCGTTGAGCCGCTTTGTGGTCTTGTCCGTATCTGAAGGCTCTGGAGTCGTCGGAGTCGTCGGAGTTTTTGGGGTTTCATTATCAGCCATTTATATTACCTTAATGGCCACTTCAAGCCAGTGACTTTTTCAAAATTATAAATAGACTTTTCTAGCTTGATTTTAATTTCCGTCAGTTCTGGACTTCCAAGTCCCACATCGAGATATTTTAAAGCATATGCTTTTTCTTGTTCTAAAACATTAGCAAAAGCTTCTAAATCTTCTTTAGCTCCTTTAATTCTAACTTGAGGAGCTGTTTCTTCGTCTTCTTCATAAAGACGGCCAGGACCTGTTAAACGTGGATTAAATCCTCGATCAAGCATATGAGCTAAAACATATTCCACATCTGCCGCAAATGTTCCAAGAAACGTTTCGTTTAAATTATCTGCTTTGAGTTTTTCAAAATCAATTTTACGTTTTACTAGCATCAACAATCACCCCTATAAGTATAAATAGTAATGTAATTAAGTATTATCTTTTAGAGGATTTTGTTTGTGCGTCTTCTACTGCTTTGGCTTCTTCTTCTTTTTGTTTGATAGTTCTTCTCACAAACCACGATCGAAGACCAACAGGTAAATTATACAGCTCTGTAATTGACCAATTGCCCAAATAATTCATAAAGAACATTTGCTCATATACATCTTTGATATAATCAGAGGTTAGGCCAAAAAAAGCCCGCATTCAGCGGAACCTCCATTTCAGACGTATCGCCACATTGAGTGCATTCAACCTCGTGATTCATATTAATATCCGGCATTGATGTTGCATATGCTTTTTTTAGAATAGATGCGTCTAAAATAGGTAAGGAATGTAAGGCTCTTTCAATATAAAATGAATCAGTTTGCTCATTAATAGAGACAACAAATAACTTTAGCAAACTAAGAGTTCCGCTTTTGTTGGACATGTTCTTTTCATCTCTAGAAGTTAACAATCTAAACTCAACTACAAAATTGCTTTTAGGAAGAGTCACAGTAAAAGTATTATTTTCTGTCTTACTAACGGCTTCAATACTCATTGTCTCTTTGTTTTCCAGTTCATTTAAGTCAAAAACTGTTTTAAAACTATTTTCGCAATTAGGACACTGTAAGCTGACTGTATAATCAGAGCCATATCCAAAAACGCGGGAAGCAATTAATAATGCATTTTTATCCCCAATTAACAGATCATCAACCTTAATTCTGTTATCAACAATGATGCTTTGAAGCATTTTATCGATAGCAACACCCTTTTTAAGTAATGTTGCGGAGGTCAAAATATCTTCTTCTTTTGCCGTCATGTGTTTAACCTCAACGGCATCTATACCACGAAGTGGGTGATTTTCGGGGTAATATTCTCCTTTGCTCGGTAGATCAATCATTTCTGTAGGTGTAACAAAATTAAACGGGTTAGCTTGAGCTTGAGCGGGTGGTGCTACACTTTGTGGTTGATTGGCGACCGGTGCATTAGCCGCTACGCGACTTTGATTTCTTGACATAAAAACCTCTCTAATTTGTGTGTTATATAATATATAGTTTTTTATAAAATTTTAAAATCAATTAACTCAACTCATGAGTTGCAAAATCATATCGGATGTTTAAAGAAATTGTCATTATCTCTTCTGCGCCATAATTTGCTTGACCAAAGTTAACGCCAGTAATAAACGGATTTTGTAATACCCATTCTTCAAGCGGAATTCCTTCTGAGTTTATTTGTGTTAATCTTATTTGTCCTCCGAGAGCAGTTTGAAATTTTTTCTTTTCAAAAGCTGATCTCGGAGTGTTTGGATTTCGATCTTGATAGCCGGCCTCTTTTAATATGTGATATAATTTGAAAGTGTTGTTATCATCTGAATTTTCTAAATCGCTGATTGTTATCTCTATTGGATTCCATGATAAAACGCCGGGACGAAAAGAAACATCATTAAGCCAAATATATTCACTTTGTGCAATCTCAAAAGAAGGCTTTTGAAAGGAACGCAAGCAATAAGTATTTATTGCATATTCTTGTATTCCAAAAGAGGCATACCATCTAAAGGATAGTTTAGGCTGCGCGGCTGGAGCACTCCAAAAAGGCATGATTAAATCCTATCCAGGCGTTAAGGCGTTAATTTGGAAATGGGATTACCGCTCATAACTTCTAATGTGGCATAATCATAACGAATGGTAACTGAATTAATGACCATCTCTTCGCTACCATAATCTAATTGCCCATAATCAACATTAGTAAAGAAAGAATTATTTAATGTCCAAATTTCAATTGGATCCCCTTCTGCATCAATTTGGGTAATACTGGCTTGGGTCCCGGCGTTTGCAAATTTTGCTTTGCTAAAAGATTTGAGCGACGCGCTCTCATCTTTCGGAACATTATACCCTGCGGCGACGACCATGTTGGTAATTGCCGAAGCTTGGTCTGGTATTACAGGATCAATAAATGTTACGTCGACTGTGTTCCAAGTTATTCTTCCTGGAAAGTAAAATGTATGAGCAACAAATTGATGAGGTACTTCGCTAATGGTAAATGAAGGTTTTTTTACAGTTTTAATAGCATAAGTTTGTAATGCGTTCTCGTCGGACTTGCCGATAGTAAAATACCATCGAAAGCTTCGTTTAGGTTCTACGTTAAGATCACTCCAAAATGCCATTTCTTAAGTCTCCTTGCCACTTACTAATAAGTAGTTTATTTTTTGATTAATCCTCAAATGCTGCACCACTATCCGTTAAAATAAAGTCAATAGCAATATATTCAATTGCCCTAGCAGGCTGAATATAAATTTTAGCATACATAATATTGCGATCAATTAAGTCTTGCGTAGTGGTAGTCTCATCCAATACTAGCTTGAATCTAGTGATACCAAGTCCAGCTTGCACACCGCGTAAAAATGGCTCAACTTGTCCTTTAAAACGATTCCAAGTTACTCTAACGTTTTGATCAAATAAGATTGTCGCAGCAAATCTTGAAATTTGACGCTTTAGGAAGATCATTAGTCTTCTTACATTGATTCTATCCAATGCAGAAGGCGTAGCTTGCAAGGTCTTTTGACCAAAGATGACAATACCCTCTGCTGGAAATTGTGCGATTGGGTTAATTCTGTTATCATAAAGTGTATCGCGGTCGCGAGATGTTAATCTATCACTAACACCGATTACCGGTACGCCACCTCTACCTTCTGATAATCCACCTCTTGTAAATCCAGCTGGAGC